ATGTATAGTATGACTAATAAATCCTAATTATGGCAGAGGAACAAGAAGAAAAAGAAGGCACGGATTGGGGAGAAATCTTTGGTCATGCTGTCCGATTTATGATTCTTTGTTGGTCGCTTGCAATGATGACTCTTGGATACATGGACAAGATCCGCAATGATGGAGCGTTTTTAGCCGGCTTGACCAGTGGGGTTTTAGGATCTTACGGTATCAGCGTGAACAAAAAGAAACCTGTTAACGCTGCTAAATTAGACAACAAAGACACTAACGCAAAAGTCAAATGAAAAAATTATTAACGTTACTGCTATTGTTTAGTCCTTCTGTAGCACTAGCAGACATTACGCAAAAATTTACGACATCTGCTCAGATCTCGGTAGATATGCCGTACTCTGTTACGAATAAATTAGGTACGACATATTCAATATCAGGTACAAACATAACTCCTAGCGTGACATCAGGAGGTTCTACAACAGCAGGTGCTATTGGTGGATTAAATATAGGTAGCCTAACCGCAGGTGTACCTGCCATGATTCAAACTGATAAAGCGGTAACAACATCAGGGTCAGCTTTTTCTCTTACAGAAGCGGTGACTATGGGTGATGCAACACCATCAGCAGTTACCCCATCATCAGGCATAGCAGCATTACCCCACCTTGGTGGTCAGACAACAATAGGTAGTGGAGGTACTCTTGGATCTGGAGCTATGACTTCTTTATCATCAGGAGTCCACACTTGTAGCGGTGCATTTGGATCTGGTTCTAGCTGCATAGGATCAACAACAGTAACCATTACCATTGACTAAACTTTGGCTGCTACTCTTAATAATATTTCCTTCCAAAATCCTTGCAAACCCAGTAGTACCAACCTTTCGTACAGGAAGTTCTTCAACTCACAGCACTTCTCAAAGTGTAGTAACCGAGAACATAACCAGTTATCAATATCGAACAGGATATTCTTTGAGCGTGTCAGGAACAAACATAGAGAGTGCGGATGTTAATGGCTATATTAATTCGATACCTACCGCAGAAGCCACACAGACAGCTAATGGAATTAACTTTTCATATACAAGTCCTACGTTGGAAGGTGTGCCTAGATGGAAGATAGTAAACTCAGGTCAGCCATTTTCTCTTGTGGAGTCAGTAATTGGAAGTGGTTTGGACACTATAACAAAAATAGATCGGGTTATAAATACAACCACAACCACAACCGTAGAAACTACCTTTGGGCAATAGTTTTATTTCTAATTCCTGTAAAGCCAGTCATAGCTTCGACTACGGTTAGTAGTCCAAATTCGACTGCCCAAGGAACAGTAAATAACAATGCCACCATGATAGCCCCTAGCTCAACACCACAATTCAGAATGAGTCAAGGGATTGTTTGTTCTTCTCCTAGCCTTACAATCACTCCCTATGTAACCGACTCTCGCACATTCAACTTACCAAGACAAGACGTTACTAGACAAAATATTTACAATGAAGATACAGGTGCTATTAAATACGTTCAAGAAACACCTAGATTTGAAAAAGATAACTATAACTTGAACTATGGAATCTCTGCACAGTTAAGTATTCCATTAGGAAAAGCACCATATCTTTGTCATAAAGCAACAGAAGTAAATATAAAAAATCAAGAATTATTATATGAAAAAACTAAATTAGAGACTGCCATGTTTAGGCTTAAGCTATGTGGAGAACAGGCTAAGCTGGGCGTTACCTTTGTTGGGAAATACGCAGAGATTTGTGAAGGGATAAAAGTAACAGTACCACCTAATCAAGTGATTCCTCATTCTCATTCTTTGACTTCCGAGAAGTAAATTTCTTTATAATATTTTTTATTATAGGTTTTATAAGGTTGAGAATAATTGGTGTAGTCGCAGCCACAGTAGCAATAGCAGCAGTAGAGACAACAGTACTAAATTCTGGGAGGTACTGATCTTTGAATGGTACGTCTTCATACAAAATAGTGCAGCTAGTTCCATCTTCGCTTCTTTTGTGACCAATAACACGTTCTAATTTTTTTTCGTTACGAAAATCTCCTACTCGTAAATCGTTTTTACTTGGACACTCTACAAAAATATCGTCTTCTTTTTTATCTTTTGGTATCTCTGGTTTAGGTGGCTTCCCTTCTGGTAAAGGTTCTGATTCCTGTTCTACTGGTGCAGATTCCTCAACAATAATTAATTGATCTGGTTGATAATTTAAAGGATAAAAACTTGGATAAGGACAGTTACTTACCACTCCATTTGGATCATCTAATAATAAATTTCTATTGCCTGTATTTTTTGTATCTCGATGATAATAAGTACAACCTATAACTTCTACATTTGAGTGGTCATAGTCAGGTAAAAAAGTATAAGGTATGTGAATCTCAGGTATATGTATTTCTGGAATACTTATCTCTGGTATTTCCAATTATTTCTTTGGAAGTGTTGGCAATGCAAACGATGGTCCTGTTGTTTTTGGTAATCCTTTTTCTAATACATTTGGCATCATTCCTTTTACATTACCCATAACTTGATTCATTATCTTAGCTTTGAACTGTTCAGAGGTTACATATTTATAACCAAAGTATCCTCCGCCAACAACAGAAGTTACCATTAGAAATGAAACAATACTCAAAACATTAGCAATTTTTTGAAACATGATTAAAGAGTCAATAATACGAGCTTGCTCATTAATGAGTCTAGTCGTTCTGCTTTTTATAGTAGCAATCAGCCCTCTTTATGTCACTATGAGTTTAATGACTAGGCAGTTACACGAGAAAAGTAATTAGTTACCTGCAAGTAAAAATATTTAACTATGCTGATAACTCCATAATTGTAAGAGAAGATGCAAAACGTGCATAATATTCATAATTACCATCATCTGCATCTCGATTTATATAAATATTTTGCGTACCATTATTACCATGACCAAAACGGACATCATAAGTGGTAGAACTGGTTGCTGGAGTATCAATTAGTGTTTGAAAACTATGTACCATAGCTTTATGCGAAGCTACACCTTGACTCGTAGCAGTCGCACGTTTTTGATTATTTCCACCAGTATCACCTATAATTGTGCTAACACTTCCACCAATATATAAATAGGCGTAACAATTTACAGAAGTATTTATTCCAATATTACAAGTATAAGAAAGTAGTAATTTGTTGCTTGTACTAGCAGCAGTATAATCAAGTGATATTAAAGCACCGCTAATAGCTCCTTGTGCAACTGAAGCACTAGCAGTATCTTTTTTTAAAGTTTGAGCATAATTTAAAACTTTACCTAAACCAGTACTTTGACTTGTTAAAAGCGTTCCATCTGCAATATCAGGTAGAGTTATAACCCTATCATTACTAGATGAAGAAGGTGCTTGTAAGCTAAAAGATCCACCACCTGATGCCGAATTAAGTTTGATTTTTGCAGTCATTATGCTGCTACCTCCTGTGCTGTCATTGTTGATATGGTTCTTGGATAGTAATCACTGTTGCTATCTTCTGTTGATGAGTTAATAGCTATTACATAACTGCTATGGTGTGGAGTTCCAGTTTGCCACTTGTACTTAACTGCATCTGTTGTATTCGGAGTATCTAAAATCATCATTGATCGTTCAGCAGCATTTGCTGTCTGCGTTTGACCCATTTGCATAGTAAATCTTGATCTACTTCCATCAGCATCACCTATATAACTAGTCATCTGAGCGTAAGAGTTACTACCAATCTGTCTCCATAGATTAAAACCCCCAGAAGAATGACAACAAGCTGTTATCGTACTGGTAAGAAGAATCTTACTTGATGCTGAACTAGGAGTTATAGTCAATTCAAAACCTGATATATCTACCATAGTTTGAGATTGTACGGATTGTTTACTGGTTTTTACTACTTGTACAACTTGAAGAAGTTTACCACCACCCATTCCAGTAGCTGTACCAGAACAGGTTACGTTAGCTGGAAAGGTTACATTACCAGAGGAATCTAAAGTTATTCCATCTGCGGATGCTCCAGTATGCCTAAAACTGTTTGCTATTACTCTGCTCATAATTTATGGTTTTGGATACTTGTCTTTGGTTGCTTTGATTGCAGTTGCAAATGCACCTGATGTAGTTACTGTACCAGCAACAATATCTTTATACAAAGCATCTAACTGATCTCCAATTGTTGGATAAATAGTATCTGTTGTACCAGCTTCACCTGTTCTTTGAGTCTTATAAAGTACCGCTGCTGCTTCGGTGTTTAAAGTGGTTCGTGCAGCATCTATCTTGCTTTGTTCAAGAGTTACAGATTTGCCATCTTTATCAAATGCACCAGCAGAGTCATCTATAGAAACAACTGTTTCTGCGTATGCTTTGTAAATAGCTTCGTGATCGAGTGCCATAGTGTTTTACTTTTAATTATAGAGGATAGCCATTAAGCTGCTACCTCCATTACTGTTAT